CCAAGGTAAGCAGACCATGGGCGGGGCAAGTTGCCAAAGCAACTACATGTAGTCCACAGGGTAGCAAAGTTAAAACTGATCATACAGTTCATATTTCCAATAAAAAGGACGGTTGCAAGCTGTAACGACTTAAGTCAAATAAGCTTGCTGGTACTAGCGGTGTATTAGTGGGGTTCGAGTCCTCGCCGTCCTATCGGCTATTATAGCCAGAAAATTTAAGGAGAAAATTATGATTTCCAAATTTATTAAATGGGTAAGATATATGGAGTTTGACCTAGGAGAACTGTTTATCTGCGGTTGCTGTACTGCAGCTATGCTCTTTGTCTTCTATGCCATTATCGTTGATGTTATTAAATCATTTTGAAGAGCTAACAACAGCACGTTTTCCCCAGAGCTTCAAGATCGTGGGTGCTAAGGGAAGACATACCCGAAAGGGTGAGGAGATACGAATGAACATAATTAGAGATAAGGCAGTAGACGACATACCTAATGGGTGGACAATTAAGACTTCCATGTATGGAACTAGTCGGATTAAGGCAACCTGTCGGCGTGACAGTGATACCAAGTGGTCTAAAATTGTGGCCTATGATTACAGCCTGTCGGGCGTGGCGTGCCATGTTAAAGCGGTTCATGCTTTAATCAATAGTGACCAGTGGTTCTATCAGGATTCAGAGCATGACCACACGTGGGAGATAATATCATGGGGTTCTGATTGGGCAGGTTATACATTCATAGTTAGGATGAAAGCAGTGAGCTAATGACAGCACGTTCCCCTAGGGCTTCGATACCTTGGGTGTCATGGGGAACTATACCCGAAAGGGTAAAGGAGATACGAATGAAAGACAAAAACACTTACGCCCTCCTCCTGTTAGATAACATTGAGGATAAGGTTAAGAGACTAATAAAAGGTGAGGACGTTCTCCCCCCTAATCATCCTTGGGATGTTCCAGAAGGAGCAACCAACGAACAGAAGCTACTGGTCTGGATAAAGTACTGTAGGGAGATGGTTAACAAGCAGTGAGCTAACAACAGCACGATTTCCTAGGAGTTTCGAGACAGTGGGTACTATAGGAGATCATACCCAAACAGGGTAAAGGAGATACGAATGACAAAAACAGAGAGAGCTAAGGCCAACAAGGAAAAGAAAATCCAGAAGACCAAGGACTACAACCTGAAGCTAAAGAAAGAGACTAACCAGCTGGTTGTTGATCGCATGATATCACAGCTAGAGGCAGGGGTTGACGTATGGCGGAGAGATTGGGGCGGTGCTCATGGGGGTATGCCTTATAACTTCGCTGAAGGATACCAATTCAGCGGTGATAATGTCTTTATGCTGATGATGTTTGGCGGTGGTGGCTTCGCTACTGTAAAACAAGTCAAGAAAAAATACGGCAATCACTTCGGCCCTAGTAAAGGTAGCCAAGGGATACACGTACAGAAACCATATATAATACCTTGGAAAAATAAGGACGGTAGCCCGAAGTTAGACAAGGACGGCAAACCAGAAGGAGTTCTTAAGGGGTTCGGTTGGTTTAAGGTGTTCAAGCTGGAACAGTTTATTAACTATAACACTGGCAAGAGCTTGGCAGAAGAGAAAAACTTAGGAGTGAAAAAGATTGTCACTTCTAATCACAACAGATACAAGGGGACGATGTCCGAACTACTTACCACCTCTTATATCAACAACGAGAAAATAAATATAGGGATTGGTGACCCATCCTACAGCCCGTCGGCTGATAAGATTTGTATGCCTACCTATGATGACTGGAACGGTACTGACTCAGAAAAGATAGCCAGTATGGGGAGCACACTACATCATGAGTGCTACCACAGCACAGCCCCAAGGGTAGGAAGAAAGCTGGGCTATACCAAAACCAAGTACGCACTGGAAGAACTTTCAGCGGAGTTGTGTGCCAGCTTCCTGAACTGTCAGACAGGTATTGATAGCAAGGAGCTGGAGAAAAGATCGGCAAGTTACCTACAGGGGTGGGCTGATAAGCTGAAGGGTGAGACAGTAGACAATATCATGAAGTGTGTTGGGGATGCAGTAACAGGACAAGCCTACATACTCAAAGCCAGTGACTTTGTACAGGACAAGGATACCAAGGAGTGGTACTACCCTGAGACAGAAGAACGTAAGGTAGCATAACAACAGGCAGGGGGGTGAGACATCCTCCCTGCTACCCATCTGAATGAGAGATAGTTGGTGACTATCCGAAACCGCAAGGTCATGGGAAACCATAAGGAGATACGAATGACAGAAAGCAAGATAAGACTTGAGCCAATAGGTTCAAATCAAACGGTGCTGTGTTTAGGTGAGAAGATTCAAATTCTTTTCAGTTACTCTACAGCAGTCGCAGGGTATGACGGCACAGGTAATGTTCCCTGTTACATAGTGGCTAACGTGGATAGCAAGGGTGATCCTTGGAGTCCTACTACCAAGCGTCACATTAAGAACTACTTGGGTGAGGGTAAGCCTTGCCTGACTGTACCACAGAGGAGTATAGAGGCACTACTACACCCCGACAACCAGCACTGGGAGGAGAGTTTCAACCCAAAGGCACACGCCAAGAAGTGGAGACTAAAAGATTGGGATGACTCTAAGGTAGTCAAGGGTGCTCCGTTGCCTTGGTTCAGACTAGACCACTAACAGCCAGACTTCCTGATGTTTCGAGATCGTGGGTGCATAGGAAGTCTATCCCCGAAAGGGAGAGGAGATACGTATGACAGAACAATTTCAGATAGCGTGGGATTTACGCACACCATGTGGGTGCTACTACACCTACAAAACCAATAAGGAAACAGGCAGAGAAGAACTAGTCAAAACTAAAACTAAAAAAGACTAGCTTGACATAAGCATAACATAAATGCTACGATGGCATTACAGCATAGGAGGTACAGTATGTTAGTTGACATAACTAAATCGCATAAATGCCCAGTTGCAAACGCTAAAAACTGGTGCATAGGATATTCCTGCCACCGTTTTATGGTGGGTGGCAAGTGTCGGCATGGGGAGTTCATCAGGCATTCAACCACCAAAAGAGGTACGGATGGGAGCGTGCTAGTCAGGATGACAGATCCTACTAAGAGTAAGAGATAGGGTAGAGGGGAGAGAGCAAATTGTCGTACTCCTTTTATAATACGGCCAGTGTTGTTAACACTGGCTGTGCTCTCTCCCCTCTTTTTACCAAGGAGTACAAGTACTAAGGAGGTAAAGTATGAAGTATACACTTAAAGAAATTTTAAATGCTTGTATCTATGCGTGTGATGAAGAGGCATACCTCGGTGAGAACGGAGAAATTTTCGACTCGCCAGAAGAGAACGATGCGTATGCCGAAAAGTTACGACTCGCAATAGACTACTTAGAAAAACTAAAAGAGAAATCCAAGGAGGATTAAAACTATGGAACGAGATTGGGAAAAGATAGCCAGAACTCTAGCTGAAAATATTTGCAGAGTTAAGAAGCAGTGCGAGAAAGGACTGGTAGACAACGACAGGATGCGAGTGGAGAAAGGGTATGACTTATCTTCCGACGTAATGATGGCGTGCGAAGAGATAGAGGATCATGTAGCAGAGGTTACTGATGAAGTTTACAGCGACACAATTACACTAATAACAGGAGGTAAAGTATGATGATCACAACCCAAGTAAGATCAGCAGGAATGAACTTGCTGTTCAGGCAGGGCAGAAAATAATTAACGCTCTTGACCCCAAGGACAGGACAGAGAATAGGATAGCTTCTGTCGTAGCGTTCTTGGCAGATCTTTATAATATAGATTCACATCTAGGCAAGGCTCAGAACAGGATATGGGAAGACTCCTCTACTGGTGATGCCTTTGCAGAGCTGATGGCTTTCTACAGAGGTCAGGCAGAAGAGGAGGAATAAAAACTATAGCATGGTTGACGCTACTTGTTAGCCATGCTATTATAAACAAACAGCACAAAAGGAGGTGCGATATGACCGAGGAATTTAAGGTGGTGGTAAACACCAACAATGACGAGTTACTAAAGGCAGTGCAGTCACTGATTCTGGAGAAGCAGGATGAGATGCTTCGCCAGAAGAAGGACGAGGAATGCCAAGAACGTCAGGGATGCGAGGGTGAGATAGCTGAACAAGAAGGGGGAGATGAAGAAGATGCATAGGGAAAGATTTAAAGAACTACCACCTGAGCAGCAGGAAGTGATAGAAGAGTTAGTAAATACCTTAGCCAGTCACCAGAACTTGGATACTGATAGGACAACTAGACTAGTTAAACTACTGGTAAAGATGATAGCAAACGACCTGCGTAGACTGACCTTACAGCAAGACAAGGAAGCATTTGAAGTGCAACGATTAAGGGAGATACAAGGCTATGACAGTTGAAGAATACTTAGAGGCTCACCCACCATCTGAGGAACATAGCATGGTGGAGTGTCCCTATTGCAGGAGTAATCCGGGATATCGTGACCCAGACGATAACCCATGCCTGTCCTGTGAGGGCACAGGATGGATAGACGAGGACGAAACCTAATGAAGGTTGCTTATATAACTATAAGTTTTCTTATCGCTGTAGTAGCCAGTGCTGATATGAAAAGTGCTGACTACTATAGCCTGAGTATGAAAGACAGGACGCTGTACCTTGAGGGTGTAGTAGCAGGTCTGGAGGTAGCCAGAGTACTGACTGAACAGCATCGCATACGAGATATATTTATGATAGCCGATCTATCAGTTGAACAACTGCTGATTAGCTTGGGTGTGGAATCACTAGAGCCAAGTATACTAAGCCGTATCGTGAAAACTATAAGGAGGATCTATGGATACAGCTAAACCAAAGGGGAAGACACTATCACAGGTAACCAAAGAGTTAGCCATGCCTTTCCCTGAAGAGGATATAAGGTGGCGAGCACAGTCATCTTATCTGGACAAGAATGGCAACCCTGTTGTCAAAGTCGTTCCCTATCTGGATGCGAGACAGGTACAACAGAGGTTGGACGATTGCGTTGGTATTGCCAGATGGAAGGTGTCGCATACTATAGTGCCACTAACCAACGGCGAGGTCATCTTCGTCGCCAGTCTCGGAGTATATACCTCTGACGGCTGGGTAGAGAAAGAGGATGGTGCTGAGGGTACTGACATCGAGGCTATTAAGGGTGGTATATCTGATGCTTTTAAAAGGGCTGCTGTTACATGGGGTATTGGTCGCTACCTTTACGCACCAGTCGTGAGGTACGGTGTCTTAGACAGGAACGGTGAGCACTCTACTCCAGTCAGGGATAAGACAAGTGGGCGTACTGTGTGGGCTAAGTGGAACGCTCCAGAACTGTTCCCGAAGGATAAGTAATGGATACAGCTTTTACTTCATCCCTGCATACACAGGAGGATGGGTCGGTGGTACTTACCATACCGCCCCATGTCCTCTCGCAGATACCAAGGATATCCGGACAAACTTTCTGGATACGAATGGGTAAGCGTAGGAGTAATAAGCAGAACGATTTCCTTACTGCACTAGTAAGAGCCAGACTGCTACACAACTCTATACCTTGTACCCCTGCTACTATAGCTGAGGAAAAAGCCAGGATCTGTAGTATGTTCGGGGTTCACCATGATGGCGAGCCTATTGGTACAAGCCAGTACACCAAGGAAGAGATGAGCGAGCTATTGCAACGGCTCTTGGTTGACTGTGCTGATAACGATGTGAATGTATCTACACTACAGGTAGAGTATGCTTAACTATCGTAACCTCGCTACTGATAGCGAGGACAAACAACGCATTGGCAAGGAGCAGAAGTGGGATGAAGAGTACACCAGATACTGGATTAATAATCCTTGGTGTCAGGTATGCTTTGGTACTGCTGTTGCTCCTGCCCATATAAAATCACGAGGAGCAGGTGGGTCAGATAAAAGTAGTAACTTACTTTCCCTCTGTCTCTCGTGTCACCAACACCAACATAACAAGGGGTGGGCATGGGTTATCTCTCGTGCTCCAGACCTAAAGGACAAGATTAATGGCTCACGAAATTAGCGACGCAGTGCGTAAGCGTAAGCTACAGCTACACAAGAACACCCCTAAACACTTAGGGATACATACGGTGTACCGTAGTAAAAGCGGAAGGGTACTTCCCTCTGTGACTACCGTACTAAAAGAAGAGTCCAGTCCCATACTAATGGAGTGGGCATTCGGATGTGGGGTGGCAGGTATAGACTATCGAGCCTTGCGGGATCAAGCAGGTAAGATAGGTACTGAGGCACATCGACTTATTGCAGAAGATGGTCAGGAACAGCCCGACCCTGTTACTGATATTCAGGTGAAGGGCAGAGAGGCATACGCTAACTACTGCAAGTGGAAGGAAGCTTACAGACCAGAAGGTTGGCTGAGTGAGATTAGTTTAGTCTCCGAGGAGTATGGCTTTGGGGGGACGTTTGACTTACTGTGTGATATAAACGGTGTTACAACTTTAGTCGACTTCAAGACTTCTAAACAGATAATAGACCATACAGTAGAGATGCAACTTCATGCGTATAGAATACTGTGTAAAGAGATAAGGTTTGGCGACAAGATGCCAGTGCAGGGCATGGTCGTAAGGATAGGACACTCAGGACACCCACCTGCACAGAGGGATAGGTATGATGTTAAGGCTTTCTCTTTCACCGAAAGAACTGAGAAGAAGTTTTTATCCTTGCTAGAGTTTTACAAGTATAAGCATGAGTAGCCCAACACAGAGGTCTAAGCAATACCTTATCCAGAACGGATACGCTGTGGATATATGTGAGCACTACGATATGTTCGCTCATAAGCGAAGGGATTTGTTTCATATGTTTGACCTGATAGCTGTAAAGGATAAGGGGGTGCTTGGAGTTCAGACTACTACTGGTAGTAATGCCAGTGCCAGAGTTAAGAAAGTATTAGCCAACCCTGTCACCACCACTTGGGTGTCAGCAGGTAATTGCATAGAGATACATGGATGGAGGAAGTTAGCAAAAAGAAAGGAGAATAAGTTTTGGCACGTAAGGGTAACCGAAGTAAAACTACAGGATGGTCGATTAACTTCGGTGACAAATTAGTTCACATTCGTGAAGGATCAGCGAGAGTTATTTACGATAAGAAGTTTTCTGAGTGGCAGTACTTTAGCATACAAGCTACTAAAGTTTTAAATGCTTATCAAGTATCACCCGACGAGTTTCTTATTAGGTTCACCTATGGTAAACAGTCAGAGTATACCATAAGGGGAAAGGTAGAGGATCTGACAATTAAATGGAGTAACAATGCCTAGAAGGAAAGTAACACTATTGCCATGTCATGGCGACCCTAATAACCACTACACTATTAGGGATTTTAAAAGAAAAGGATCAGGTTCACCTGTCGTTCCTTTACGAGCCAGCTTTATACACGCTAATATGTTAGAGCCGGGAGACAAGATAGCTATCTACCTAAACGAGGAGGGCTATCAGATAATTATACCTGCCGACAAACAAGAAGAGTTTGAAAAGAAGTATGGGTAGCCCTGAGAGAAGAAGGGTCAACATTATGAAACTTACTAAGTCTACTTTAGGATTACTCAAGCAGGCTGAAAGTAACATGAACGAAATCTTTGAGTGTACTGAAGTTCCTTTTGAGCAGTGCCAAAAAAGCATAGAAGAGATACGTGACTTAGCCGAAGGACTACTTCAAGGATTAAAAATGGAGGAGAAACACAATGAGCATAAGTGAAGACACCCTTGAGTCACACCTTACTGATGTCTACACCAGTCTTTGTAAAAGGATTGACCTGCTTCCTCGCATGGTAGCCAACACAATTATAGCTTCCTGTGGAGATGCGATCAAAGATGTAATAAACGAAGAGAATAGCTCTACCGCATCAGCCAAATACCACGAGATGTTCTCAGAGTACTTGGAATGGCTGTCTAAAATGCATGACAGCGAGAGCCTTATCTCACCAGTCGAGGCAAGAGACAGGCTAATATTACTCGGTCAGTCTAAGGGGCTGCTAAAGGCTGGCGATGAGGATTAAAGCTGTCAGGGAGAATGGGGGGTTCACTGTTATAGAGAACTCCTTCATTCGTGATGAGTCTATAGGGAGGAATGAGAAGGTTGTGTATCTTGTGTTAGCCAGTTTCGCTGACCAAGATACAGGCCAGTGCTATCCCTCTATAGCTACGATAGAAAAGTTTGCAGGACTCACAGATAAACCAGTGATGAAAGCAATTCGTGAACTGGAGAGAATTGGGTGGATCAAGTGTCAGCGTAGGTCTAATACCTCTACCTTATACTGGATCGGAAAAACTCCGACGACCTCACGGACTAACTCCGACGACCCTATCGGAGAGATTCCGATTAAACAAGAACCAATTAATAAAAACCAAGAACAATATAAGGAGATCATAAATTATTTGAATGAAAAAACAGAGAGCACATTCAGACATGAGAGTAGGGCTACCCAACAATTAATCAATGCCCGACTAAAGGATAAGTTTACAGTAAAAGGATTTAAGTTAGTCATAGATGCCATGTGCCATGAGTGGGGCAAGGATGCAACTATGGCTAAGTTCCTTAGACCTCTCACTTTGTTCGGTACTAAGATGGAGAATTACTACGAAATAGGATTAAAGAAATTAAAAGAGGAGATACTAGATGGATCAAAATACTAAGCTGGGCATAACCCAAGAGCTTTTAGACAAGGCTCACTTAGCTATAATAAATGCATACATGAAAGCTAATTTACCTGTGGAAGTTTGCACTAATATAGATAGGGAGTTTGGAGGGGGAGATTGTCCACGTTGTCAGAAACCTTTCCAGCAGGTGGATGTCGATAACAAGCATGGAAAATTTACCTACTTCCGCCCTTCCTGTCGATGCTATCCTACCTGTCCGGGAGTACACATGGATGCAATGACCACTACTAAGAGAAACGATAGAGGTAATATTATCTCACGAGGTGAGCGTATCAGAATAGACAGGGACTGTGGCAATAGTTTTCCTGAAGAGTTCATAACCAACAACGCTGTCAGGTGTAAGACTTGTCAGAATATAGTTAACCACTACAGAGATAAGCAGGATGATCCCGGTAAGCCTACTGATACCAGTATGTTTAGAAGATAATAGTATCTATTTGCCCCAAAATACCCCCTTCCTTGAACGTTGTGGTACTAAGTGATACTTGGACACGTTTCACATATTATACTTTCTCTTGAAGGAAGGAGAATAAGATAGAAGTTACAATACTACCCATAACTAAACTGACACCAGCTACTGCCAAGCCATGTTCGTCCCAAAAGGATGGCATGGCTTCAGCTTTCCACTGTGCTACTTCTTCTTCCAGTCCTGCTATTATAGGGAGCAGGTCTTTCCTCTCGTTAGCTACTGCTTCCATTACTGCCTTCACCAAGGCGTCTTTAGCCTCGTCAGTTAGTATTGCTATCTCTTCGTTTGCTATGATTAGACAATCGTTTAGAGAGATTAGCTCTTGCCCGTGATGATGCTGCGGCGATATCTGACTTTCCTCGCTCAATAGTGGTAGAGTGGGAGTCAGAAACAGAAGAATCAGCCACAATCTCTTTGTCTGTCTTTTTAGATAATTCAATTTTTTTGTCCTCCTCTGCTTTCTTCACTGCCTTCTGCAACTCAGGCATAGCATCTAAATAAGTCTTAGGTCTCCTTGATAGTAAGACTGTAGCTATACCACTGCCTATAAGTACTAACCATTTCCAGAATTTCATTTCTTTAATTTGTCCAGTATGTCACGACCAAGTACTATTGCACTAACCATGATCACCCAATGCCATGACTCTATGCTATCACGTAGCACGAGTATGGTAGCCAGAGCTACTGTTGCCCCTTTAAAAGAAACTGCTTTGCTTATAAGTGCGACTGGTCTTTTCAGGGTACTCTTTATTAACTTCCCCCAAGGCATAGCCATCTGTTCCTTTATACTTAGCGGAGCATTATTATCTGCCATTATAAAACCTCAAATAATCTAATAGAATCTACTGAACCGAATCTTTTTGTCTGCGATCTAGGCCAAGGATCAAAACTTCCGTAGCAAAAATGTTTGGATATTCCACCCTTACTCCTATTTAAAATCCATAGCTGTATAGCTCTTTGATCTTTTTGCACTGGATAGCCACCGTCTTCCTTGCCCCTAAATTCAAGTCTATCAGGACACCAATAGTCTACCATAGCCTGTGGATTCTTAATATAACAGTGCTTCCCCATGTAGTCATGTTCTCTCGACCAATCATAGAAATCTATAATCTCTTCCGAAGTTATGCTTTCACTTGCGTCCATGAATTCCCACGCCAACATAACTAAGCTCATCATGTAACAGCCGTAAGAGTGTATATCAGCTCTATATTTTAATACTTCTGACCGTTGTCCTATCATGCTTACCCCTTATCTAATCTTGTTTCGTGCGGTTCGTGCGTATCTAAAGGCAGAATTTTAATCATTTCACTCCATGTTTCTAAAGGAATGTAAACTTCTTGTGTGTGGTTGACTAGCCTCGCACTTTTCCGGTCATACCCCAACAACTTGTACTCCACCCCTTTAAAAAGTATACGACTTTGGTAACCAAGGCTACCACTTCTTACCCTAACATATAAGATGTAGTTCTTTATAGTAGCTGTAAGGAATTGAAAACCCATATAGCCAAGGATGATTCCCAGCCCATTCATTATCAGGGTAGGACTAAATCCGCTAAATGCTTCTTTTGCTATCTCTATGCTTTCCATTCTTTTTAACTTGTCTATATCTTGCTATTGTTATTATTAAAGTAGCTATCAGTAAATAGCTAACTAATGTAACTATCAGCCACAACCAGTCCATGATCATGTCTTTTTTCTATCCAATATTTTAACCTGTTCTTTTAAATTCTGGATATCTTTTTCAATTCTTTGTATACGGGTCAGAAGTTGTTTCTCCACTTCAGTCATGGTAGGTTTTTCCTTTATTATCATGACCTTCTCGGCCACGTTATGTTGTCAGGGAAACCTGCTTGTTCAGGAATATCCCTGAGTGCCTGTCTAAATGTTTTCCATGAAGCCAAGGCACTGCCAGTGAACGGACTGTCTGGTAGTACCGTCCAGTCTGTTGCTTTCAGTATGCTGTCTCTTCTCATTCGTTGGTGTTCTGCGTTTGTCATATTACCCCCATACCATAAAAGCTGTAAAAATTTTCTGATTAATATCTTCACCATCATCTGAAGTAGTGAACTCTGCCTGTGGATTTACACGTATTAATTGCCCTGCTGTTGCTGTCACGTTGTACCAGCCACTTGCTGCTATATTACCACCTGTTAATCCGTCAGTTGTTAATGCAAATATTCGATCATCGCCGTTACCTGAAAAACCCAAGTCAACTACCGTAGCATCAGTTTCACTTTCAAAGACAACCTTGAACTCAATTCGAGTTACATCGTTTCCGCCCATAGTGCCATTACCCATCTGTACACAAAGTAAATATACCCCAGCGTTAGTAAAGGTTATAACGAGTTCTCCAGCAGCAGGATAACTGGCTACCATTCTGCCACCGCCAGCACACTCTCCATAGCCTGTACCCAGTCCTCCTATAGCACTTTGAAAACCAGTTGAGTTTGCTACCACCGCAAAATCTACGGGGGTAGGATTAACTGAACCGAAGAGTCTAAAGTTTCCTGCGTGTGCATTCTTCGCTATCCCTAATCCACCTGATACCGTTAGTCCTCCTGTTGTGGTACTAGTAGAATCTGTAGAAGAACCTATAACGCCAGTGCCTGACACATCTAAATTTGCATTTACGTCTGCCAAGGTAGCATTTAGCTCTATTTCATCTGTGGCGTTTATGTCTAGTACGGTTGCACTTGGTGCTTGTATATTCTGACTGGCATCGTTGAATTGAAGTTGCATTGTAGAGTTAAGTAGTAGCCCAGTATCAGCTACGTGAGTCAGACTTACATCCCCATCTGCACCAAAATTCTGTATTGCTCCATCACCTAAGTTGTGTGGTCGGTTAAGAAGAAACCAGTTAGTGCCGTCACAGATAAGATGAGCTATCTCATACTGCTTGGTTAGCTTGGCACACACAGCAGAGCCACCATCGTTGTTTATCGTTACCGTACCATTACCTGAGTCAACTTTTATTATAGCCAGATACCTGCCGTCACTGCTTGCTTCTGCTGGTAAGGTTACGACACGTGCGTTTGTACTGGTAGTTATGTATAGAATGTTAACTTTAGAATAAGTAGCTGTTGCGTCCATAGTTACATTATCTGAACTTGCCAGCTTGATCCATTCCTTCTGGTCATAGGAGTTAAGAGTATCAGCCCACCCCTCTGTACCTGTAGTGACACTGGTAGTGGTTGCATCCCCTGCACCTACATTACCTGAACTGTCAAAGATAAGGGTGTTGCTTGCCCTGCCGGAAGAGTTAGGTATCTCGGAAGTTAGAGAAGTAGCGTCTGTAACCGGAAACTTTATCGACCGATCTATCGCATCCTGCTGTTCCTGTACTAGCATGGTCAGCTTATCTAAGTTGCCTTCCAAGGTGTCTGCGTCTAATGCCCCTCCGGGTACGTAGTCACTTGTTTGTGTAGTAGCCAGATCCCTGTAGATAGTTATAGTTCCAGACGCTGGTGCTGTAGTAAAGGTTACCGTTCCACCTGAACTAAAGTCGTTGTTCGTTGCTGTTACCGAATACAGGCTTACGTCCTGTAGTGTGTCCACCGACCCTACTGTAAGTACTACCTTTAC